AGAGAATAGAAGATAAGAGTCTGAAGCGGGAATGTAAACCCGTTCCCCATAGTCCCGATCATTGGAAGCGGATACGTATCCTCCCCAAAGATCGATTCGTCTACCCGCATCATGGATAGCCACGCGTACCAGTCACCGGGCAATAAGCGTTCACATATGGCAAGCCATATGCGATCGCTGGCCTCGGACCAGTCGATTGTGGCATCTCCGATTTCCGGGTAGAGACTCGCTAGCAACGCCAGACGCCTATGGCAATCTGGCTGTGACGTTAAGTCAATGTTAGCGAAGTCACGGAGCAGTCGTTGGATTAGTCGACCAGTACCCAACTGAAAAAACAAGTTGAGCGTTGGTTGAACCGACATCGTCCGAAGACTGTCAAACTTCTTAGGCACAAAGGAGAGTTTATCACCTCCCACTATAGTGTAGCCACGACCCACCTTTTCAGGTGAGGGCAGCAACCTCCCGAGTTCTGTCTTGAGATTGGAATCCCAAGGCAAATAATGCTCGAAGAAGGTTTCTACAGCGGCATCCGTCCCGACGAAATCCATAGTCTTGATGTCTAGGTAGGCATCATTCTTACGGACGCTCGTCGTCGCGTTGGGTCCATGACCGCATTCAGCAAACACCTCGGTGTGATCTAACTCACCGAGAACCCTTCCACAAATCAACGCAGCCTCGGAAAGAACCGAGTTCAGCCACGGGTCATCAATGGAGGATAACTCCGAATTGAAGATCCAGCCTCGCAAGATATTGGCCTCGAATTTCTCTTTGGCCTTGTCCTGCAAACTGGAGGAGTCTCCAACCTCTTCCGCATAAAAATAGCGGTCGAAGAAGTGTGTCGGCAAATGCGCCCTTGCAAAGTCGGCTGGGTCGGTGAAGCTGAAATCCTTACTCAGTGGATCCCACCTATGCACAATCGACCGGACATTCCGACCTTGAGCCCGAAAGGGCCGACCAAGGTCACTAGTGTACGCACTGAATAGTGCGTTTACAACATCATCGATCTTTTTGGAGGAGATCAACGGGCGCTTTGTCTTGCGTGACTTGGAGCGGTGTGTGGGTGTCATAACGATACCTATGTATGGCTTTAGTTACCAGGCACTGCGGGTATGAAACCGCAACACCTGGCCGGTGGCATGTGTCGACAATGAGTCGACAAGCGCCATCCAGGAACAGACACATGGCGAGCGAAACGCTCACAATGTCTAGTCCAGGATGCTCGACTTCCAAAAGGACTGGAAGTCGTCGTCCAGCATCAGAGCGGCGCCGTCAGTGACGGCGACGCCCTTCTGGGTGGACGTGTACTCGGCATGGAAGGCCGTCTCGATCTTGACGGTCTGCGTATAGGTCTTACCATCGGCTGCCACAAAGGGAATCCGATATACGACCGAGTTACGCCCGAGTCGCGCATAGTCGCCAACCTTGGCGGGTGCAGCAGGCAGCGTCGAACG